CTCAAAATGCAATTCACTCTCCAATTCTAGGTTGGGCATATGATGGTAATCCAATTTATGGACCATATGGATATGAAACCGAAACTGGCGGTGCAGTTGTTAGACAAAACAGTGGATACATTCTCAGCAATGCAAGCCTCGTCGGTGTAAGACCTCCTGGATACTCTCTGGGATATTTTACAAATGATTTTGTTTATAATAACTCTGGAACTCTAGACGAATATGGGGGAAGATATTGTGTAACGCCACAATTCCCAGATGGAACATACGCATATTTTTATAGTATTGATGTTGATTCAAGTGGAGTTGCTGAACCAAAGTATCCGTATGTTCTTGGACAACAGTTTAAGGATTTTCCAATTGAAGATAATTTCAATACATTCTTTAACCAGGATCTAGATCTATCTAAGGAAAAATTGTCTAGAAATGTTGGACCATATTATTTGTCTTTTGGCAATTCAAAATATGATCTTATTGATAAGGTTGATGATGATTTCCAACAGAAGTTCTTTGTTCAGAAAGTAAAAACTGCTGGTATTGGATCTGTTAGTATTTTTAGTAGAGGTGATGGATATAAAGTTAATGATCTTCTAAATCTTGATAATACAGGGACGGATGGATCTGGTGCTAGTGTTGTTGTTGGTTCTATTTTAGGTAAAGATGTTTCGACAATTGAGGTTGGCATCTCTACGTATAATGAAACAGAACTCCGAATTAATGGTCGTAGTGTAATTGGAATTACATCAATTCCACATGATTTTGAAGATGGTGAGACTATTCATATCTCTGGAATTACTACAGCTAAATTTGCTCCTTTCTTTGGAGAACAAAGAGTTACAGTTCCAAAACGTCGTTCTGGACTTTCCGAATTTGTTCCTAATATTGGAGTTACTGGAGTAACGACGTTTATCTCTGTCACTACTACTGAAGGATTTAAACCTGGCGATCATATCGGGGTTGGAACCGAGACGATGGTCATTACTGAAGTTGATAAGAAATTTAATAGATTTAGAGTCAATAGAGAAAATTATGTTGGCATTGCAATTACTCACTCCAAGTCGAGTAACTCTGTTTTCTTAAAACCAACAGAATTTGAATTCAGTGCTGACAAAGTAGAACAGGAATTCTTTACCTATGCAGTACAACCAAATAGAACTATCTATTTCTCTCCAGAAGAAACAGTTGGTATTGGTTCTACTGGATCAATCTACGATGTAATTAACACTGGTATTGGTTCTATTGTAGCTCAAAGTTATGATACTAGATTCGTACCACAACAAAGAATATACATTCCAAATCATCGTCTTGCAACTGGACAACCACTAAGATATAACATTGGTATTGCTGGAACTTCTCTAACAGTTGCAAAGACATCTGCTGGATCTACATCTGGTGTCGGAACTAGTAGGTTAGCTGATGATTCTACTGTATATGCAGTAAACTTTGGTCAGAATTATATTGGACTTTCCACTATTGGGTTTACTACATCTGGTGATGCTTTATATTTCTTCGACTTATCGGATGGTATTGGATTTGCACATTCAATTACAACTCAATTCCCAAGAGTAAAAGCAAGAGCTCAAAGATATTACACAGAAGTTACTACTGATAAAGATCATGAATTAACTACGGGTGATATTGTAAGATTCAATACTGCACCTACACAAACGGAATCAATCAAGTTTAGATTTGATCCACTTATCTCTAAGGTTACGACGGATAAGGTTAGTTTCTCTAGCACTGATGTTTCTGCAGATTATACATCTATTGATATTGGTGATGAATCATTCCAGAATGGTGATAAAGTAGTTTTCTATGCTTCTGGTGGCAATCTTATTGGCGGTTTAGATAATAACAGAACATATTTTGTTTTGAGACAGGATCCAGACTCCATCAAACTTGTAAAATATAAATCTGATATTGCTGATTCTAATGCAATTGTATTCACTTCTGTTGACATTGGGACATATGAAATTGCTAAAGTAAATCCACCATTATCTTTTACTAAGGGTAACCAGATTTCTATTGATGTTTCTGATGTCTCCCTAAAAGACATGAAACTGCAATTCTATAGTGATGCTAGTTACAATACTAATTTAGAAACTACTGGTACTGATCAAAGTGGTTTTGCGATTACTAGAAATGGTATTTCTGGCAATGCAAATGCTACAATTGTGGTGGATACTAGAAAGGGATGGCCAACTAAGAGTTTTTATAACCTAATACCTGTTGTACCTACTGATGAGAGAAAATTAAATATTCTTTCCGATAGAGATGTTATTGGCAACAATAGCATAAACACACAAGAACTAGTAGTTAATGGTGCAAAACAAATCACGGTAACAGGTGATAAGACATTCTCATATAATCTAGACAGAAAACCATCCGAAGTTCAAACATATGTTTCTAGAGCTGGTGTTAGTACTATTTTCTATGAAACAGAATCTTTGAGTGCTACAGGTCCAGTCTTCAAAACAAAAACTAATTTTGAAGGTAGAGGATATAGAATCCTTCCAGTTGCTAATGGATTTGTAAGCGAATCTGGAAATAATGCAACATTGAAAGTTCTTTCCGATACCGTTGGAAAAATTGATACGTTGGAAAGAGTTAAAGATGGATTTGATTATCCTACAGATCCTACTTTAGTTCCATTCCTTAGTGTACCTGCTGTACTGGACATTGCAGGTGTTCAGAGAATCAAAGGCATTACTGTTCTTGATGGAGGTAAGAATTACTCCCAACCACCAAACTTGATTGTGCGTGGTAATTCTACAGTAGACTTGCAGGCAAGACTTAGTGGTGGTGCGGTTGATAAAGTATTCGTTCTTGAAAATGCATTTGAATTTGATGAACCTTTAAGTATCATTCCAACACAAAATTCTAATGGATATGATATTGATGCAATCACTCATGTTGGTGATACTGTTACTCTTGAATTGCTCCTTGATGCTCAGTTTAATCTACCAATTAGAACTGGATACGGAGCTACAAATATTGAGTTTCCATTCAAAGTTGGCGACTCTATTTTTATTGAAGGTTGTAGACTGAAGGCTGATTCGTTGGCTAATGGAGAAATTAACTTCAACTCAGAAAACTTTGATCTTAAGTTCTTTACGGTAACGGGTGTTGATACTAATAACTATACACTTTCATATAGTGTTGCTGGAATTAATACTGGAACCTTAGGTTCTTATGACGATGATTTTGGGTTGGGTTATGTCGTTAATTTCAATGACATGGCCAAATTTAGAATGGAACTTATTAATGATGCAAAGTTCCTATCTGAAGAAAAAATTGTTTCTAAGAAATTTGAGGGATTTGTATCTCCTGGTGGATGGAACACTAAATTGAGCCAACTTAGACTATCCGAAACTTCTGGGGTCTTGTCAATAGGTGATGAAGTTTATGGAGAACTGTCTAAGATTAGAGGTAGAGTTGAAGCATTCAACAAATTTAATGTCAGAAGTACCCTTGGAGTAAGTAGAGATAGGATTGCTAAGAATGACAACAATGTTGGAATTCTCAATGACTTCAGTCAAAGAATTTCTGACAACTTCTATTATCAGAAGTTCTCTTATTCCATTAAGGGTAGAGTTCCATATGATACATGGAAAGAATCTGTAAGATCTATTGTTCACCCGTCTGGATTTAGAGAGTTCTGTGACCTTGAAGTTATCAGTACTCCTACTACAAACATGAAGGTCAAGGCTTCTGATAATTCTGTAAGTTTACTTGTCAATATTGATAATGATATTTACATGCAGGAGAGACAGAACTTCGCTCTCATTACTGAAGATGATATGGCTCCAGATGGAAGTATTCAAAGAATATTCTTCCCAGAAGGCAGACCAATTAAGAGTTACATTCTGAATAAGACGAATAAAGTTCTTCTTATGGATGATATTTCCAGTGGTTTCAATGGAGACCATGATAGAACTGGAACTCTAGTTGGTAATGTTGGGTTTAAACTGAAGAGTAATAGTCAACCACTATTCAAAGCAACATTTGATGCTTCTTCTAGTTCAGTTATTGATCTAGTAGATAACATTATTAGTATTCCAAATCATAACTTCCAGACAGGACAAGAACTAATTTATGACCTACAAGGTGGAAGTCCAATTGGAATTGCCACTACTTCTCATATCGCAGGTCTTAGAGATATTGTGATGGGTGTTGAATCTGCATTGGCTGGTTCTGGAGCAATGTTTGAGAATGGTTATAATGTGGAAATTCCAGAAGGTGGTGTTACTGGTGTTGGTACTGTAGTTAATCCCATTGTCACATTTGTTGTATATGGATTTGGAAATATTGATGGTGGACTTCCTGGTATCTCCACCAGAGGAACTGGTGCCAGATTCCAAGTCAAATTCACTTATGATCAAAGCACAGGTCAACCTATTTCTACGAATGTTATTCTTACTCAAGGTGGAACAGGATACTATGTTGGAGACAATGTAAGTATCGCTGGTACACATCTTGGTGGAACAACTCCTGCCAATGATCTTACATTCCCTGTAACACGTATTACTGGTACTAGAACGGGTGTTACTACTACTTACCTAGACGTACCATCCACCAGTAATTTGAGCGGTACTGGGGCGCGTTTTAACGTTACCCGCGATTCTAACTTGGATATTGAAAGTATCGTGGTTGTCACTGGTGGTAGTGGATATGTAAGTACGGAAACTATTTCTATTGCTGGTACTTACATCGGTGGTAG